GCTGCTCTATGGCACGCTGATCGAGGCGTACACCTACATGAAGGGCGAGCAGGATCTGATTGTGCAGTACACAGAGCGGTATCGTGAGGCTCTGGCGCAGCTTGGCGGGGTCAGCATCAGAAGCGGACGTGATGAATACAGGGATGGGAGACTTGTAGCATGACCGTAATTCGTATGCCGAATGGATCAGAGTGGTCACCCGCTACGAGCGTGGACTTGGTTCACTGCGCTAGCTGCGGCAATGCTGTGGACACGCCCGAGGAAGAGGCAACGTACCCTCATGGGAATTGTCCTGACTGCGGGAACTCGTGGACTGGGTCTGAGAACAAGGGTGTGCGGATCACCGTGACGGCACCCAAACAGTTGAGTGGATCGACGCTGTGATAGCCGCTCTGAGCATAGACCTTCCGAAAGACTTCAATGTCATGGTGCGTACCACGCACAAGCGTGGGTTTACGCCGGAAGAACTTGCGCAGCAGTGCGCAGAGAAGATTGTCGGCATCTCTGATACTGCACCTCAAGAGATCAGGGATCAGGCGTATGCCTTCAGAAAGCGTGTGGAGCAGGTGGTTCTGCTCTATCTAAAGCAAGCCGTTCACAGCGACCGGACGACTGTGTATAATGCGATCATAGATGCTGGCCAGCCGGGGCTTGCAGAACTCGTAAGGAGACTTTGACATGGCGTTCACCGGGAACTTCATGTGTACGTCCTTCAAGGTTGAACTCCTGAAGGGTGTGCATGACTTCACCAACTCGACAGGCGACACCTTCAAGCTTGCTCTGTATGATAACAGCGCCTCTTTTACCGCTGCTACGACTGCTTATACAGCGAGCAACGAGGTTGGTGCTTCTGGTTCGTACTCGGCTGGCGGTGGTGCCTTGACGAATGTCACGCCCACTTCGAGTGGCACGACCGCCTTCACAGATTTCAACGATCTGACCTTCACGTCGGCGACGATCACCGCTTATGGCGCGTTGATCTACAATGACACAGAGGCTGGCGATCCTGCGGTCGTGGTGCTGGATTTTGGCGGTGCCAAGACATCGACTGCTGGTGACTTCCAGATCGTGTTCCCCACGGCTGACGCGAGCAACGCGATCATCAGAATAGCGTAAGGTTTGACAACATGGCCGTTTTGGTCGATAGAGCCAAAATGACAACAGGAACAACCGGGACTGGGACTATAAGTCTCGGTTCCGCTGTTTCTGGATATCAGTCGTTTGCTGATGCGGGCGTCACTGATGGCAATGTTGTCCGCTATGTAATCGAGGATGGCGCTAGCTGGGAGATAGGAACCGGGACATACACTTCTTCTGGAACAACTCTTTCTAGGACTCCTGAGCAAAGCAGTAGTGGCGGGTCTGCCATCAGCTTGTCTGGGAACGCTTTTGTTTTTGTGACTGCTGCTGCGGACGACATAGTCACTCCTACTGGAACACAGACGTTAACGAATAAGACGATCAGCGCAGATAACAACACGATATCTGGCTTGGCCGCATCTTCTTTTGTGCTCTCCAACGGAAGTGGGAACATCGACGGCGCTGCGTCTCAAAAGGCCGTACCTAACGGTGTTGTTGTAGGCACCACTGACACTCAGACGCTTACCAACAAAACTCTCACTGATCCTGCCATCATCGGCACGATTCTCGAAGATATCTACACCATTTCAGATGGCGCTGCCTTCGAGGTCGATCCTTCCAATGGCTCCATCCAGCTTATCACGTTGGGCGCAAACCGCACACCGAAAGCGACCAATTTTGCGGCGGGTGAAGCGGTAACGCTTATGGTGGATGACGGATCTGCTTACACATTGACATGGACTGATGCGACTTGGGGAAGTGGTGGCGTGATCTGGAAGACTGATTCTGGTTCTGCGCCGACACTTAACACTAGTGGTTACACGGTTATCGTCTTCTGGAAAGTTTCAACGCAAGTCTACGGCGCTCGCGTGGGGAATGCGTGATGCTGTGGCGTATGCTCTCTGGAGCTAAAATAGCTTCTGGTGGTGGCAGCGCAACAGGCGTGCAGTTGAATGGATCGGCAATTTCAAGCGGGACATACATCTACAACAACTCCAATACTGCAAACACTTTGACTGTAAGCGGAACAGGTAACGTAACAATTTATCTTTGGGGCGCTGCTGGTGGTAATGGTTCGTACAGCGCAGGCGGGGCATCCGGTGCTGGCGGATACGCCCAAGGGGTTATATCGCTTCAAGCTGGAACGACATATTATGTGTACGTTGGAGAAGGGGGGAAGGGGCCAACTACGGCTAGTTTTGGCGATGGCGGGCTTGGAGGGTGGCCCAACGGCGGATATGGGACAAGGGGAGATGCTTCAGGTGCTGGCGGCGGTGGCATGACAATGCTATCGAAGGCGACTTTTTCTACCGGCATGTCAGATTCCAACATTCTCTTGATTGCTGGCGGTGGAGGGGGTTCTACCGGATATTTTGGGCAGGCTGGCGCTGGTGGTGGTACTACCGGTCAAAACGGCAGCGGCAGCATCACAGGTGGCAGTCAGTCTGCTGGCGGCACATACAATGGCTCTAAGCTTCAGGGTGGGAACGCTACCGGGAGCAGGACGAGTGGTAGTGATGATGGCGGCGGTGGCGGCGGGGGATTTTACGGAGGTGGCGGCGGCACTAGCGATGCTTATCCCGGCGCGGGTGGGAGCGGGTACTACAATTCCAGCTTGATAACGAGTCAGGTACTCACGCAAGGCACGGGCACAACCGCCCCTGATCCGAATAGCCTGCTGCTTTCTGGCTATGCTAGTGGCCGTACAGATGTTGGTGGATCGCCGGCGAATGGAAACAACGGTCTAGCTTACATCACCTTCTAAGGAGAGCAGTCAATGTTCGTAAAACTGGAAAACGGGCAAGTTAAATGCTACCCTTACACGTTGGAGATGTTCAAGCAGGAGCATCGGTCAACAAGCTTCCCGTCAAGCATGTCAGATGAACTTCTTGCAAGTTATGATGTGTTTCGTGTGGTTGAGTTAGAAAAGCCAGAGTTCAATTCACTGACGCAAGAGTGCGTTCTTGACTCTGCCCCTCACCTAGAAAACGGTCAATGGGTTATTAGCTTCAAAGTCCAAAACAAGCCAGAAAGTGAGGCATCATCTAACGTGCGTGCTCAACGCAACCGGCTGCTTTCCAGTTCTGATTGGGTTGTCATCTCGGCGGTAGAAAATAATGAACCGATCCCTCAAGACTGGCTCTTGTACAGAAAGGCACTAAAAGATCTACCCGCTTCCACCGGCTTCCCATATGATGTAGCATTCCCGTTAAGCCCGGATGCTCTTGCCGGAAAAGGGTAGCCTGCAATGCTCGGGTTTTCCGCTCTATCTGCAACGCCTCTTGCTTCTCCTCCTGTCTCGGTTGCAACGTCTGTTACAGGGCTTTCAGCTAGCGCGTCTGTTAACGGCGTAGTCGTCACTGGCGGTGCAGGAGTTTTATTCTCTGGCTGGGGTCGTGCAGGTTTCGGTGAACTAGCGTGGGGCGAGGGCAGTGTTGCCGTTGGCTTTGCCACGGGCGAAGTAGGCAGCGTTACGGTCAACGTCGGCACTAGCGTATCGGTCAACGTCACGGGTGTCGAGGCCACGACCGCAGTAAACGGCGTGGTCATTGTCCTAGACGTAGATGTGCCTGTAACGGGCCTCTCAGCGACTGGTGAGGTCGGTTCTGTTACTGTGGTCGAGGGCACTGGCGTTGTCGTCAATGTCGTCGGCGTTGCTGGAACTGGAGCAGTTGGAATTGTTGCAGTCGAGGCTGACGCCAATGTACCTGTCACAGGGCTTGAGGCGACTGGGAGCGTTGGCAGCGTCATCGCAACTGGGTCGGCTCGTGTTATTGTCACTGGCGTAAGCGGCACAGGTCAGGTCGGTCAGGTAACGACGATCTGCGATGCCAATGTCTTTGTGACTGGCGTTTCAGCTACTGGTCTGGTCAAGCCTGTGCTTGTGTGGGGAAAGATTGTCCCAGCGCCCGGAACAGTTTATACTGATGTCAGCCCGAACCCCGGAACCATCTGGACACAGATCGCTGCGTAAGGAAATCAGATGCCTAGTAGCTATACACAGACAGGCATAGAGCTGATCGCCACAGGCGAACAGTCTGGAACGTGGGGAACCACGACCAACACGAACTTGCAGATCATCGACCGCCTGACGAACGGCGTAGGTGCAATTGCACTTTCTGGCACGACGCACACGCTCACGACGAGCGATGGCTCTCTGTCTGATGGGCAGTATGCAGTGCTTGTGTTCGGCGGTAGCCCGAGCGGCACGAATACTGTGACGATCTCGCCCAACGATGCGGATCACGTCTACATCGTCAAAAACAACTCTGGGCAGAGCGTGGTTCTAACGCAAGGCTCTGGCGGGAACGTCACTGTCGCCAACGGCAAGAGCGCGATTGTCTACGCTGATGGTGCGGGTGCTGGCGCTGCGGTGGTTGACATCACGGCTACGTTTGTCAACCCGGACAACCCGACGTTTACGACAGTCACATCTGGGCAGATCGACATTACTGCGCAGGGCGACCTCCGCTTGCAAGACACGACCGGCGGCGAGTACGTCGCGCTTCAGGCTCCGGGCACGGTCTCTGCCAGCTACACGCTGACGCTGCCTGCTGCGGACGGGACGAGCGGGCAGTTTCTTTCAACAGACGGATCAGGTGCGCTGTCATTCACGACAGGCGTAAGCCTTGCCACACCTGTTGCAGTCATCGGCAACGCCACCGCTGGCGCGGAGCTTCGCCTGCCGGAAGATACTGACAATGGCAGCAACTATGTCGCTCTGAAGGCCCCCGACTCTATCGACGCCAATCGCACCCTGACCGTGCCCAACCCCGGATCAAATGAAACTTTGGGCTTTCTAAACATCCCGCAAAATTCTAAGTCTGCGGCCTACACCCTTGTCATCTCAGACGCTGGGAAACACATCCTGCACCCGTCTGCGGACACGACGGCGCGGACGTTCACGATCCCGGCCAATAGCAGCGTTGCTTTTCCCGTCGGCACGGCTGTGACATTCATCAACCAAAATGGTGCTGGCGTTATCACCATCGCGATCACGACCGATACTATGCGCCTTGCTGGAACGGGTGCTACCGGATCACGCACGCTCGCGGCGAATGGTGTA